ATAGCTTCGGCCCATGCCCGAAGGTGCTCTTTCGCCGGACGAAGGCCCCGCAGGTGGGGCCAGCAACATCGGCGTGCATTTTTTGAAAGAGCCTCCGGTGTGCGCCGATCCACCCACCTGAGCCGTTGTTGACGGCGTAGGCGAAATATAACAAGTGTTGATTGTGCGGTCAACAAGTGTTTTTAACATTCGTTGATTTCATTGAATTTCGGGAAACTATCGGCTCAGACGGGCAACAAAAAACCGCCTCACGGGCGGTTGTGTTGTGGCAACGAGTTGTGGGCCTCTGGGCGCCTATCGGCGGTCTTTTCGGCACTCTCTCACATCTACCAAGGTCTTAAAGCGGTGGTCCTCTCTCGTGATCCACTGCATGTTGTTGGGCCTGTCAGCACCTCCAGCACATAGCGCAATCACATGATCCACATGCCACCCCGGACAGGCGCCGCGCGTGCGGCCAGTGGCTGGGCACGGGTGCTCGGCGCGGAACGCGCGCACCTGGGAACGGTCGCGCTCTGTTCTTGCGCCAGCCATCTGTGGCCATGCGCAAAGCACAGCGAACAGCATGAGTGTCGGTTTTGCCAGGCTCAATACTGTTCGCTGCGCCACACCGTCAGTACCTTGCCCAAAATCTCGAAATGCGGATTCTTGGGTGACATAGGGTAAGGGGGGTAGTCCGGGTTCTTGGAAATGATATTCAGCATCACGCCGTCCCCATGAGGGTCTGGCACACGCTGGATCATTTTGATAAACCCTTCGTCACCGACGCGGAAGAAATATACGCCCTCGTGGGTCACGGTCTTCACGCCAATGTCCACCAGCAGCGGGTCGCCGGGGTTGAACATGGGCCGCATGGATGGCCCAAAGCCAGTAACGATGCAGAGGTTGCGAACGCCAGTATGGGATGGAACATTCAGGCGCAGCCAATCGTGAGACACGCGCCAACTCTTGATGATGCCTGGCTGGTCGTCCAGCATCAGGCGCCCGGTGGTGTCCATGCCGCCACCCGTATCGTACTCGGCGATGACCAAATCAGGAGGGGCGCCCGGTGCTCCAGACGGAGCCTCGTGAGGTGCTGGTGCTGGAGCAAGGATGTTGGTGGCCACTCCTTGTGAATCCAGCGCGGCAGCGGGGATCATGCTGCCCAACTCTGAGCGCAGCCATTCATGGCTGATCTTGTCCGCAGGGAAGCCGCGAATCAGATCCTCCTTGTAGTTTGTCCTGTCACTGCCGCGCGTAGTTATCGCGCTGATCGTCGGCATAGCAACGGAGGTGCGGCCCGCAAGGTCAGAAGGGCCCCAACCCAAGTGTTTTAAGGCTGCATCCAGCCGCTCTCCGAATTTCATTGCTCTAGCCTAAAACAAATGTTGAAAACAAGGGTTGATGCCTAAATCAACAAGTGTTATTCTCAAGGGATGAGTAACACAACACCTGTTGATGCATTGATCGAAGCGGTGAAGCTCGCTGGCGGTCAATCTGCGCTGGCCGAAAAGCTGTCAGCACTGGCGCCCAGCCCGGTTTCCCAGGCTCGGGTTTGGAACTGGGTCAACCGCGATCAGCGAGCGCCAGCAGAAATGTGCCCGTTCATTGAGCGCCTGACCGGAGTTCAGTGCGAGCGCTTGCACCCTGATGTCGATTGGGCGTACTTGCGCAACGGAGCCGCCACACAAGCGAAGGAGGCCGCGTAAATGGCCGACTCCTTGAACCGCCAAGAGCAGGACATTGCGGACCAGATCCGCGCACTGCTGGCCCAGCTCCCCCCCGATGGCGTGACTCGCGTTCTCGCGGACGTTGAGGAACACCTCGACGCCGAAGCCCAAGATGGGCCAGTGTTTGCCCGTGGACGCCCCCACGGCCCCATGGGCAAGCTGGACACCCCCATCAAGACCTGGCTGGACGAAGGCACCGCAGAGCTGTTCTCCCGCAAGGCGGCCATGCGCCACCAGGAGGCCTCCGCAGCGCTGCGCGACTGCGCCTACGCATGGGTGCATGGCAAAACCTACACGTTGATGGCGGCTGAAAAAGCATTGCATGACGCTGATGCTATGGACATTCGTGAGCAGATGGCAGTGCCATTTGCGGGCCGCGAAATCGGAGGGCGCTGATGAGCCTCTGGAACCGCGCAAAGCCCTTGAATCAACCGCCCGGCTTTCGCCGCGTAGGGCACACCAACACACATTCCGCGCTGGCTGACACGCCGGAGCACCACGCGGCGCGTGCTCTGCAGGCTGCACAGCACGGGCGCGAGCTGGCTGTGAGCCGCCAGGGCGGACGCCGCGCCGTGGTGCGGGGGTAGGGACTGATGAGCCTTTTGTTCAGCAAAGACGAAATCCTGCTGGTGAACCGCAAGCTCGCGGCCCTCATCGGCTTGAATGAGGCCATCGTGCTCCAGCAGATCCACTACTGGATCAAGAAGAAGGGTGGCGGGGTTGAGCACGCCGGTAGCCGCTGGGTTTTCAACTCCCTGGAGCGCTGGCACGAGCAGTTCCCATTTTGGTCGCAAGACACGATCAAGCGCACGCTTGCCGCCCTCAAATCCAAGGGGCTGGTGAAGGTCGAAAAGCTGTCCGAAGTCGGCCGCGACCGGACCAACTACTACACCATCGACTACGCGCAAATTGCACTGATGGAAGCGGGCAATTTGCACCAATGCATCGGTGCAAATTGCACCAATGGAACAGGGCAATCTGCACCGATGGAACAGGGCAAGTTGCACCAATCGATCAGTGCAAATTGCACCGATGACTGTATAGATACAAAGACTACTACAAAGACTACTACAAAGAATATTACGACCAAGGCTGACGCCGTGGTCGAGCCGATGCGGGTGACGGACAAGAAGGGTGTCGTCCATGAAATCCCTGCCGATCTGCGCTACCCCGGCAGCAAGACCAAAACCCACGACGCATGGTGCGCCTACGCCATCGCGTACCACACCCGCTACGGCGCATGGCCCGTGTGGAATGCCACCGTGGCCGGTCAGGTGAGCCAGTTCATCGACCGCGTGGGCGTCGAGCGCGCCCCCCGCGTGGCTTACCACTACGTCGCCAAGGTGCAGGAGCCTTTCGTGGTCAAGCAGATGCACCCCGTAAAGCTGCTGCTGTCGGACGCAGAGAAGTGGGCAACCCAGTGCCAAACCGGCACCGCTGGTGGGCCCCCAGCGCCTGACGCACCCACCGAAACCTTTGCCCAGCGCGCTGCCCGCCAGCGCATGGAGGAAGTCGCCCCGGGCGTTGCCCGCAAGGCCCCCGGCGCAGAGAGCGGCTTTGAGGCTGCCCAGCGCTTCATGGCTGGAGGGCCGGTCATCGACGTTCAGGCGCGCGAGGCCGCGCCGCGCATTGAAGGAGCAGCAGCATGACAAGCCCTGAATTCATGGTCGTCATCGACGCCATTTTCGACAAGCTCACTGTGCGCTATGGCCACGAGTGGCTGCGCCAGTGGGATGGCATGGACATGGCATTCGTCAAAGCCGACTGGGCCGAGGAACTGAGCGGCTACGCCAACAACCTGGAGCCGCTTCGGTACGCCCTGCGCCACCTGCCGGAGCGCTGCCCTACGAACGTGGGCCAGCTCAAGAAGATCGCCAACCTGTGCCCACCGCCCGTGTTCAAGGCGCTGCCCGCGCCCAAGGCGGATGAGGCGGTGGTGTCGGCGCAGGTGGCAAAGCAACTGGAACTCAAGCAGGCGCTGGCGCCCAAGGCCGACGAGAAGGGCTGGGCCCGCACCATCGTTCAGCGCGCCGAGGCCGGAGACAAGATCCTGCCGTTCACGCTGCAGAGCGCACGCCAGGCCCTGGGCCTGGAAGGGCGGGCAGCATGGCAGTGAGCAATTTCATGCAGGAGGCCAACGCCATCGCTGCCACGCTGCGCGGTAAGGCCCCGTTGCGAGGCAAGGCCAAGCCACCGGGCCGTCGTGCGCCGGACGGCCAGCCAACGCCTCGCAACCTGGATGTGCTGGCATACGCACGCGAATTCTTCGCTGAGAACGATCAGTTGCCGACCATCAAGTGCATCCGTGAGCACTTCGGCTGGGTGTCGGACGGTGCGGCCGACTTCCACGTGCAGGCGCTGATCCGCCACGGCAAGCTGGAGCGCAACGTGCTGGGCAAGTTGCGCTTCGCCCGCGAGAAGGGCGGTGCACAGTGAGAACCATTGAAGAGATCAAGGGCCGCTGCGTCATCACTGAGGACGGGCACTGGCTGTGGCGCGGCGCTCTGCGCCATGACGGCCGCCCCAATATCTACGCGCCGGACTACACCCGCGCCGATGGAGGAATGCGGACCCAGTGCGGCATGCGCGCGGTATGGCATTGCCTCAACGAGCAGGCCGTGCCGGAGGGCTATCGCGTGTTTGGTACCTGCGATGAGCTTGCCTGCTGCAACCCGGCACACATCAAGTGCACAAAGGTGGCCGACTATGGCGCCTGGCTGCAGCGCACAGGTAAGTTGAAGGGGCAGACAAATCGCATCCTTGCGAATCGGGCGATAGGGCGCCAGCGGGCTCTCCTGAACCCGGAGCAGATCCTGTACGTGCAGACGAGCAAGAAGACCGGCGTTGAGCTGGCCGAGGAACTGGGGGTGAGCACTTCGGTGTTGAGCAAGTATCGCCGGGGTGAATCCATCGCGGTGCGTGCGGACAACGGGCTGTTTTCTGCCCTGATCGCAGGAGGCCGCCCATGAGCCTGATTCTTGGCATGGACCCCGGCGCCAGCACGGGCGTGGCGCATTTTGTGGACGGCCAGCTCGTGCACCTGGACACCATCAAGCCAGTGGAGATCGAGCGCACGATCCGCGAAATGATGCCTGCGCGCGTGGTCTTTGAGGACTCGCGCCTGGAGACTCGCACCTGGAACGCGCGCACCAAGGGTGCCTACGGCGCAGCGCTGGCCACCGCGCGCAGCCTGGGGCAGGTCGATGCATGGTGCCGCCTCATTACGGAGGTGTGCAGTGAGCTGGGTGTGCCGGCGCACGGCATCAGCCCAACGGCCAAGGGCCCGAAGCGCGGGGCCGAGAACTTCGCCGTCTACACGGGCTGGACGCACAGCAGCAACCAGCATGAGCGCGATGCGGCCATGGTGGCGTGGCCATACAGGAGCGCCCGGTGAAGTGCGCTTTCTGCAATCGCCCCATGCTGGCCGCCGCTGTGTTTGTCGGCGCTCTGCCCATTGGGCCCACCTGCGCGCGCAAGGCTGGCTTGCTGGAGCTGGCGCGCAAGAAGTCGGGCGTGCTGCGCCTGGGGCGTCCGAGCGCGGGCCTTCGCCGCCCGGACCCGCAGACCCTGGATCTGTTCGCGGAGGTCGGTCATGAATGACGAGTTCACTGTCATCGAGGCCATCGACCACATGCGGGAACTCATTGAAGCGGAGCTACGTGCGCCGCGTAAGCCCTTTGTTCTGGTCATCCCGCCGCAACTTGCCGTGGACATGGCCCGCGAGGTGGACCGTACTGCCATCGCCGAATTCACGCGTGACGAGGACGGGGTAGCCCTGGTGCGAGTCCTCCAAGTGCGCGACCGCGATGCGCTGACCGATGGCGAACGGGATTTGTTGGGGTTCGTGAACGGATTGCACTTCACCGAGTTGAAGCCGATCAGCCCCCTCGTGTATCGCGCCCCGCGCCTCAATCCCAAAGACCACATGGCCCACCTTCGCAAGGTTACGGGCCAGGACTGGAGGGGCCGCCGATGAGCGAAACCGTGGACCCACAGCGCGCCGTCGATTTCCTCATCGAGCACTCGCGCAAATACGCCCAGGCCAAGGCCGACCGCGTGCACCTGGAGCACTTCCGCAAGAGCAAGAAGGCGCTGCTGATGAACGCCTGCCAGGAAAAAGCCGTGGCGGCCCGCGAGCAGTACGCCTACAGCCACCCCGAATACATCGCGCTGCTCGAAGGCCTGCGCGAGGCCGTGCGCGTGGAGGAAGCACTGCGCTGGCGCCTGACCGCCGCACAGCTCCGTGTTGAGGTGTGGCGCAGCGAGAACGCCAACAACCGCCGCTTGGAAGGAGCCACCCGGTGACAGAGAACGAGAAGACCCTGGCCCGCGCTCTGGCCGCGTGCTGCTTCAAGCCCGGCATCGGTACCAAGCGCTTCGCCAAGGACATGGCAGCACGCGCCGCGCTGCCCGATGCCCAGGCGCTCACGCCCGCCCAGCGCCGCTACCTGCTCACGGCCACCGTGCGGTACCGCCGTCAGATTGCCGGTGACGTGGTGGCCCTGGCCGAACGCGAGCTGGAGGCAGATGCCCTGTCCGATGGGGGTGTGCCGTGCTGACCCGTCGTACCCCCCTCAAGCGCACGGCCATGGCCCGCACGATATTCAAGACCCGTTCCCTAGGTCCATCGGTCTTCATGCTTCGGGACCAGCGCCTGGAAGAACGCGCAGCGCGCGCCATGGCTTCGGCCACTCCGCGAGCTTCGGTGATTGCCTGCGCGGTCGCCTGCTCCACTCCCGTGCTCAAAGACACCCCGCTGCGCAGCGAGAAATACCGCCGCGCCGTGGCCAGCCTGCCGTGCGCGCACTGCCAGGTCGCAGGCTACAGCCAGCACGCCCACGAGAACGCGGGCAAGGGCAAAGGCCAGAAGGTGGACGACCGCCGCGCCATGCCCCTGTGCTGCACCCGCCCCGGCATCGAGGGCTGCCACGTTGCTTTCGACCAGTACCGCCTGGTGACCGGTGGCCGTGAGGCGCATGTGGCACTGGGCCGCGCCATGGCTGCCCAGACCCGCCACCAGCTCAACACCATGGGCCTTTGGCCCGCAGGAATCCCGCAGTTCACCGAAGACGAGGAAGCATGACCGAAACCACCCAGCAACAGATTGCCACCCCAGGGGCTGAGCCCATCGAGCCCACGAAGCCGATCCCGAGCACGGAGCGCGTGTACTGCGCGGTGCGCGACCTGCGGAGTGTGGATCAGATCGCCACGCGCGAGACGGTGGCCGAGCTCACCGGGCTGAAACTGTCCATCGTGGACGACCGCCTGCGCGCGCTGGTCGATGACAACCGCCTCAAGCGCCTGCTGCGTGGCATTTACGAGCTGGTGGAGACTTACCCGCCAAAGCGCAACATCAGCAAGACGATCCTGGATAGCGGCTACGTGATGATCGAAATCACGGGCCGCAAGGGCGTCCCCGATGTCGTGCTCCACCTGACGCCGGACGAGGACCGTGCCCTGTCCATGCTGTCCGTGGGCTCTGCGGGGCAGGCCATCCTCATCAACAGCACCAACCAGCACCTCTATCTGGCGACCGAGCTGGCGGCCAAGGTGGAGGCGCAGGGCCGCGAGCTGAAATCCATGCGCGATTTGCTGCAAGGGAAGCTGGACGCGCGCCAGCAGGATCTGTTGGGCTTCACCGGCCCCGAAGACGCCGTTTTTCGTGAAGGGACCAAGGCATGAACACGCTGATGACCATGGCCGCAGGCCAGCCACTGACGATGAGCACGCGGGAGATCGCCGCGCTCACGGGCAAGGAGCACCGCAACGTGCTGCGCGATGCGCGCGCCATGCTGGTGGAACTTCACGGCCCCCGGGGGGTGCTCAAATTTGAGCAGACCCACCGTGACATCCAGAACGGACAGCTTTACCCCATCCTGGCGCTGCCCAAGCACGAAACGCTGGTGCTGGTGTCCGGCTACAGCCTGCAGCTGCGCAGCCGCATCATTGCTCGCTGGCAGGAGCTGGAGGATGGGCAGGGCGTCCCCAAGACCTTCGCCCAGGCCCTGCGCCTGGCTGCCGAGCAGCAGGAGCAGATTGAACTGCAGCAGGCCGCGCTGGAGGCAGCCCGCCCGAAGGTGGTGTACGCCGACGCCATGCTGAACTCGGACGGCACGGTGCTGGTCCGTGACGCGGCCAAAACCATCGGCGTGCCCGTGCGCAAGCTGGAGAAGGCTTTGCGCCAGAAGGGCGTGATCCTGCCCGACAACGCCCCGGCCGCGCGCTACGTGGCCCAAGGCTACTTCAAGGAATCGCTGCACACCTTCGACACGAACACGCGCGGGCGCCAGCTCAGCCGCGTGGCGCGCGTGACCGGGCGGGGCCTAGAGTTCCTGCGCCGGTTTGTGGAGCGCCATGCTGATCTGTTCTCCCAAGCGCCGCGTGCGAGCGTTTGAAAAAAGAAATACGGAAAACAGTTGACTGAGTTGATTTGGGTAATACATAATTCAATCACACCAACCCCAAGGAGTGATTGAAATGGAAATGCAAATTGGCAAGGGCCGCGACGGCTGGGAAGCAAAGACCGCTATCGAAATGGGAGCGGCAAACCGCGTGCTGATCGTGAGCACTGGCAAGACGAATGGCGGAATGGTCACGCGCGCAGTGGTCAACACCGACAACAAAGACGGGTTCCTGACCTGGGATATGTTTGGCGACTACAGCGCCCGCACGGTCTACAAGGGCGCGCGCTGCACTGAAAAGACGGTGCGCGAGCTGCACCAGTTGGCCCTGAGCAAGATCGAGGAAACCCTGGCCGCCGCGCGCGCCCACTACGCGGCCAAGGAAGGCGCCGCAGCATGAACAAACAACGCCGCACCAAACTGGCCGAGCTGCGCGACCGCATGAGCGAGCTGCAGGATCAAGCCAGCACGCTCATGACCGACCTGCAGGATGTTCTCAACGAGGAACAGGACTACCTGGACAACATGCCAGAGAGCCTGCAGGAGGGGGAGAAGGGTCAGAAGGCCCAAGCCGCCATCGACCTCATGGAAAACATCATCAGCGGTATCACCGAGTTCACCGACCTGGACACCGATGATCTCGACGCAGCCGCGGAGTGAAGGAGCCCGCCATGCCTATCGACTTCTCAAACCTGTTCAACGCCGCCCGCGAGCAGATCGCGGAGCGCATCCAGAACATCCGCGATGACCGGCACAACTTTTACACCCAGGAAGACCTGGAATCCGCCGAGCTGGAGCGGTCCCGCATCGAGCAGGAAATCGCCGCCGTGACCAAGACGCTTGATCTTGCGAGCGTGGCCTGTGCTGCCCTGGAGAACATCATGTTGGACCCCAAGGCCCGCAACGCCATGACCACCGGGGACCAGCAAGGCCGGGACAAACTGGCCGACGAGCTGCGCGCCCACCTTGACGCCATTGGAGCTTGACACCATGACCATCACCCACACATCCACACGCCTCACGCATCGCGCCAACGGCAATGCCAACAGCTACACCCTGCTGGACGACCAGGGCGAGTGGTTCATGAGCATGCTGGTGAACGGCAGACAGATGGAAGCCCGCCAGCAGGCCAACCTGCGCCGCTTGGCCGCGTGCTGGAACGCTTGCGAGGGAATCAGCACCGAAGCCCTGGAGACTGGGCCGGGCATGCTGGCCGCATTCCAGAGCGAGCAGGACCGCGCCGATAGAGCCGAGCGCACCCTGGAGCAAGCCCAACCCACCGGCCAGCGCCACTACGCCGTGACCGGCCGCCTGCGCGGCGACGATGAGGACACCCTGTTGCTGCTGACCGCCGAGAACCACGACCAAGCCGCCGAGGGGTTCAAGACCGAGTTGCGCGCCATCCGCAACGTGGACCCAGATGATCCGTACAGCGCCGAAATCTTCATCGGCGCCGTGGTGTGGAGCGCCACGCCCATCCAGGAATGACTGCCACCCAGTAGGATTGCGCCCATGACGACCGAGAGCAAACCCAAGCGCCCACCCAACGACCGAGGCCAGGGCCGAAAGCCCAAGCCCGCCGAAGAGCTCAAGGTTGTTGTGCCACTACGCCTGAGCCCAGCGCACAAGGCAAAGCTCAAAGCCCTGGGCGGCGCCGAGTGGGTGCGTACCAAGCTGGACGAGCTACCAGACCAGTAACCCACACCACCCCCAGGCCGCCCACTGCGCGGCCCAGCATAGGGTTAGGCCAATCCCCCATGCCCCGGAAGACTCCCGGGCATGGCCAAACCCCCAGCGGGCAAGAAGTCCGCACCCCCCAGTAAGAAGACCCCCACCAAGCCTGCAGCCCCCAAGAAGGCCGCAGGCTCAGTCACGCCTGCGCGCAAGGCAGCACCGGCCAAGAAGGCGCCCGCAGCAAGCGCCAAACCCGCCAAGGCACCACCACCTCCGAAGGCGAAGGCCAAGGCGCAAGCCACACCCCAGCCGGAACCGGCGCCCACCATCACCCCCACCGAAACCGTACTGACCGACAAGCAGCAGCGCTTTGTCGATGAGTACATGGTGGACATGAACGCCACCCAGGCCGCCATTCGTGCCGGGTACAGCCCGCACACGGCCAATGAGCAGGGCTCCCAGCTCTTAGCAAAACTTAGTATCCAGCGCGCCCTGAACGCCGCCCGCAAGGAGCAGCAGGAGCGCACCCAGATCACCGCCGATGGCGTCCTGCGTGAGGCGTGGAACATCGTCACGGCTGACACCCGCGAGCTGGTGGAGCTCAAAACCGGCTGCTGCCGCTGCTGCTACGGCGAGGGCCACAAGTGGCAGCGCACCGTGGGCGAAATGAACCGCGACCGCGAGAAGTGGGTGGAGAAGGGCAACAACCCCGCCGAGTTCGATGAGCAAGGCGGCATCGGATTCAACCCCCTGCGCGCCCCACACGCCGAGTGCCCCGAGTGCGGCGGCGACGGCCATGCGCGCGTGGTGCTCAAGGACACCCGCTACCTGAGCGAGAAGGGCGCTGCGCTCTACGCAGGAGCCAAGCAGACGCAGTTCGGCATCGAGGTGAAGACGCACGACAAGTCGCCCTATGCGGAAAAGCTCTTCCGCCATCTGGGCCTCTACGAGAAGGACAACGACCAGAAGACCGATCCGCTCGCATCCCTGCTGCAGCGCATTGCATCGGGCAGTGGCAATGGGTTCAAGCCCGTTGCGGATGACCCTGAGCGCCCAGCGTCCAGCATGCCTATGCGGCCCGACGAGCCCGACGAGCCCGACGACGGGAGCTGACATGGCAAAGGCTCCCCAGGTTCAGCGCGAGGAAGAGGACGACAACGTATGGGTTGCAGGCCCAGGCGATGAGGCGTCTAGCCTGGACACCAAGATTTGGCCGCACGAGCCGCGCGACCTCAAGCGCGTGCGCGTGCAACCAGCGGTGCGCATGCCCGCCGACGCGGAAGAGCTGGAGCGCTGCCTTGCCGACCCGGAGTGGCGCCTGTTCAGTGGTGCGCTGTACCAGATCATCGTCAAGGGCGACCCGGTAAAGAACGAGAAGGGCGAGGTCATTGACGAGGGCGAGTCGTTCGTCAAGCCGTTCATCCCCAATCGTGCGCAGCGCCGATTCATCAAGCGCCTGTGGCACCGCAACATCATCCTCAAGGCCCGCCAACTGGGCTTCACGACCCTGATTGCCATCCTGTGGCTGGATGAGGCCCTGTTCAATGGGAATAAGCGCTGCGGGATGATCGCCCAGGACCGGGAGACGGCTGAATCCATCTTCCGGGACAAGGTGATCTTTGCCTACGACCACCTGCCGGAGGAAATCCGCGAGCGCTTCCCCCTGGCCCGCGCGAGCACGAAGGAAATCCGCTTCGCGCACAACAACAGCAGCATGCGCGTGGCCACCAGCGTGCGGGGCGGCACGATCCACCGGCTGCACGTGTCCGAGTTCGGGAAGATCTGCGCCAAGTTCCCGCACAAGGCCAAGGAGGTGATGACCGGCTCCATCCCGGCTGTGCCGCTGTCTGGCGTCCTGGTGATCGAGTCCACCGCCGAAGGGGCGAACGGGGAGTTCTACGAGCTGTGCACGCGGGCCGAGGCCTTGCACCACGCCCACCAGAGACTCACGGAGCGGGACTACCGTTTCCACTTCTATGCGTGGTGGCAGGAGCCCAGTTATCGCATGGACGCGAGCGCGGTGGTGGTGCCGGATGCCCTGCATAAATACTTCGATGACATCGAGGTGGAGGCCGGTACCACGCTGGACATGGAACAGCGGGCTTGGTACGCGGCGACCCAGGCTGCCGACTTCCCGGGGCGGGAAGAGCGCATGTGGCAGGAGTACCCCTCAACCCCGCGCGAGGCCTTCCAGCAGTCCACCGAGGGCCACTACCTCACCAAGGCGATCACCGAGCTGACCAAGCGCGGCGGCATCACCGCTGTGCCAGTGCTGGACCTGCCCGTTTACACGTTCTGGGACATCGGCAACAGCGACGGGTGCGCCATCTGGTTTGCCCAGCAGCTG